TAAGAGGAGTTGTTTCTGCCCCCGTCACTGAGGTTAGATATCTATTGTTCCCACCAATAACCGTATTATAGGCATTCTCCGTAATTTCAATATGGATGTCTGTTGCAGGATCACAAAATAGCGTATTCCCCTCGATAATCGTTTTAGTGGCATAACCCAGATAAATACATCGAGTAGCATTGCCTTGAGTGTTTAGATTATTGAAATATATTTTCGCTCCAGAGGCATATACAACCGGCGGGCCAACTTCGCCACCAATGCTGACAAGCGCATTGTTATCTCCTGTAAAGGTGGTGGACAGTTCTACCGTATTGTCGGTGAAATCTATATTCCTGCCTTTCTTGAGCGAAAGCGCCCCACCGTCTGCTGTAATATTATTACTGAGAATACCAATGTGAGAAGCACTACCCAGCTGGTCTATATCAAAACCTATGCCAGATCCGGTAATAGTGTTCCTTTCAAAAAACAGACTATCCCCTACATTCTCCAGTGATATCCCGTTACTGCAAAAGTTATCCAGATAGGACGATGTAAACAGGCCGTCGGTATTAACAGGATTGGTCAAGTGAATATAATCTCCACCAAACTCATCTGCCCGGACATTTTTAATATTGTGTTTTGCAATAAATTTATTTACGGTCGTGATGTCTATATGAAAGACGTGCCTTGCAGGGGTTCCACTGGCAGCCTTTATATAGAAGTCAGTCATTGACCACTGGTATTTGTCTTCAGCAAGATCGGGGTTTATTACTATAATATCTGTTGTAGCGCCAACTCCTGAATCTACTATTATTTGCGAATCATACCCGCATCCGAGTAAGTGAATGGGCTTTGTAATAGTTATTGTGCCAGATACCGGAAATTTGCCATCTATGAAAATACAGCCGCCAGCATTAACTGCTGCATTGAAAGCCGCTGTATAATCAGTCACCGATGGGGTTTCAACGAAGTCGCTTATATTCTTAATCGGATAACTTAGGTTAAGATTAAGTTTATACGCTTCCTTCAGTTTCATGCGGCTTTCTTCTGCATCCTGGCTACCTGCTTATCAAGCATGGAACGGATGTCTGACTTGTGACGTTCAAGAAGGGCTTTTAGAGAAGCTTCCATTTCCATCTGGTTAGTATTTTGTTTGATATTGGCGATTTCTTCTCTGTGCCTTTGTTCCATTTCAGCGAGCTTCTTGACAAAATCAAGTTGGGCCTTATCTATCTTCAGCTTGTTGCCTTCCTGCATGAACTGTTCTTGGGCCTGTTGTTTCTCCTGCTGGAATTTCTGTTGCTCCTGCTTGAATCGCTCCTGAGCCTGCTGAAATTCCTTCATTGCCTTTTCCTGCTCTGGACTGCTCTGCGGTTTAGGTTCCTGCATCTGGCTCAATTCGTCTTCAACATCTCTGCCGAAACGATACCTTTTGACAATAGCCAGCATCATCGCTTTCGCAGCCGGGAATGGCATTACACCTTTTTCGATAAGAGGTCCCATTCCATTCATGAACTGCGCCATGGCATTCATGAATTCACCGACAAGTTGTTTATCCTCTGTCGCTTCCACATCAATCGTGGAATTCGTTTCTATATCTATTCTGTAACTGCGCGAATAGTTGTCTTTCAGGATAGCAAGCACATCGGGCCAACTGGGCTTCTGGAGAACCATCTGAGCCTGTTGAACAGTCGGACTTGGTGGGAGTTGCTGCATCTGGGCAATCTGGACAATTTTCTGTGCCTGTGCCTTTTCCTCTGCTGTTGAATAGGGAAGACCTGTCATCTTTGCCCATGTCTTCTCAGAGAAATTTTTCACAGCAATATCCAGCATCAGCCGCATCGTATCCAACGCATAACGCTGGACCTCTTTCTGAGGCCGTTTCAGCCTCATCGTGCCCCAGGCTTCCTTGATCTTTTGGGCACCTAGAGTCTCTGATGCTTTCGACTGGCCCCTGACAATATCTGATATTCCTGTAATCTCGTAAATAACGATCTTGCAGGACTCACGGGCCACCATTAACTGTTGTGCAACAGTAACCAGCTCAGAAACAGGCAACAGCCATATATTCTTATCAAATCCACCCTCCATAAGGGCGCTGGCGTTATCTGTAGGAACAAGAGCATTGTCATCTTCTTTCAGAATCTTCTCGATTTCTTCACCGAGAGCGCCGTTGTAACAACCCCTGACTTTTATCGCCTCTATGACTCTTGTCAGACGCCGCTGTATTCTGTTTAACTCCTTTGCTTGCTCTTCATAAATCGTATAAAGGGCAGTTGGCAGAAGATCGTTTGATTTAGCGACAAATTGAAGAGGTTTGGGACAATTGAAGAACCCTGTCAATCCAAGAGGATCGTCGTCGACACGGAGAAATCCTTCCTTATAGTTTGGGCTAATATATTTTATCTTCCGGTCTGTTTTATCCCATATCTGATAGACCTGAGTTGTCCGCTTATAGCCCTGATCCTTGTTTTCCTTGTTATCCTCTTCGTCTTCTTCACCCTCGACAAACGTCAATTTATTGGCTTTATTCTCGAATAAACGCGTTGCTTCTTCTTTATCGAGATATTCTTCATAGGCCACCCATGGGACTTTTGACCATTTTGTGGCATATCCGAACAGGACACGATCCCATTTTCTCGAATCTGTACAGACAGTCTCCCAATCACCTTCAGATTCATATTTTACGGACGTGACGCCTCTTCCAGGCAGAAGACCGTCAATTGTCGCATCCTGCATGGAGCATTCAAATTTATCATAATCATCAACATCCGTGTCGATGAGGTACTCTAAGACCCTCTGTGCCGCCTCTGCGACAGCTTTCCCCATGGGGTCATTGTCTTTGTATCTGCGCTTAACAATTGGTCTCGGAACCTCTGAAAATAACGCAGGAAGCGCCGTGTCTGTGTTTGAAAAGAGAATGTTGAATGGAGTCTGTTTCTTGTTCGAGTAGATTTCAAGAATCTCAGCACCGTCTTTGCGAAAATCTTTCTCTCTCTTCTTCGCATCTTTTATCTCTTCAAGCCACTCAGTAACCGTCAGTTCGCTCAAGTCTCTTCTTCCTAAAATGTTGTTGCTTCATGGCACCGAAATTGACGGCTGTGATGTTTCCCTTCTGGAATTTCTGGGATTGAGTCAATGAGGGTGCTTGTGCCTTCGATTGTCTCCATGTAAGAGACAGATATCTGAACGCATCGGCTGCATGAGAGTGCTGATCATGTACAGGAGTTGTGGAAAATGTCTTTTTTGTCTCGTCATACGATCTGCGATATGACTTCAAGTGTTCCAGCCCATCTTCGCATTGATAATCGAAATAACACCGTGGGAGCGTTGCATTGCCTGCCTGAATGCCGTCTTCAACAGACAGATTTGGCACAATGGCGAAATTCCCAACATTTTCTTCCATAAATTGCTGGAGAATTGACTTACCACCCATTCCAAGTCTTTTTGGACGCGCATCATGCGGCACCCAATGCGTTCCATAGTTATAAGCTTTATCCCTAAGCATCTGGGCATAAAACGGGATTTCCTTGAAGTTATTCTCGTAGTAATCAATAATTCTCAGTTCGTTAGCAATAACCTGATAAAACCAGACCGATGTATCATCATCGCGGCCCAAATCCCACGCGGTAAAAACAGGAAATTCAGGATTATGGTCAACTTTCGTCAGCCGTTTTTCCATGGTGACTTTGGCTAGGGCTTCTGCCCATATCGCACCGGGTAGAGCGGCCTCAAAGCTGACATAATATTCCTGTAGCCAAATCGCTTTTCCGTATGCTTCGCCATGTTCGCTCTGAAGCTCTTCCAGTTCATTCAGGAGCTGTTCATTGGTGAATATCCCGGTATCGTCTACCGTCAATCTCTGAGAGAACCAATCATCCGACTTTTCGGCAAAATCAATCATATTCTTGAAATGATTCTTGCCACGAGGGGTCGAGTTGAATATTGCCCATCCACCGTTTTCAAGCATGATCGGCCTTAAAAAGCCCCATGCTGAAGGATTTGAAAGGGCATATTCTGAAAATGTCAGTCCTATAGGTGGAGAACCTACCAGAGCGTCATAGTTGTCAGACCCCATTAACTGCCACGTAGAGCCGTTTTTGAACTCGATGAACATCTCATTATCGAGCGTCTTTTCCCTGATCTCCCTCGGAAATGCTTCGTCTATCCTCTTTTTACCAGTTCCTGGGTTGATAGCATTCCAGATAGCCTTTCTACACTGATTGTAGAGAGGGAGCATGTACCAGTAATTTCCTTTTCTCTCAAAGGCTGAACACGCATTATGATGCAGCATCACATCGTCTTTACCGCTACGACGATGCCAGCAACACGCTGCTCTTTTACCCCCTTGCGCCAAGTAATTCCATAATGGCACCTGATATTGTCTAGGATGCCAATTATTTGGGAGGGAGATTTTCACCCGGGAACCATCAAAAACGGTGTGTCTGTCTTTGGATAGACCGCTGTTTGCTTGGTGTAATTGGTATAAACAGTGTCTGGATCTAGCGTGATGTCCACTGCGTTCGCACCCAGCCAGATATCCCCCTTTGTATTCCCTGAAAAGACGCTACCACCTTTTACTCTGCAATTCATTGAGCCTAAAGCACTCAAGCCATAACCTACATTGTTGATTGACCGGCAACCATCAATGATGCAGTCTCTCGACCAACCATCGAACGCAAAACCATGACCTTCAAGCCCGTCTGCGTCTAGCGTTCCCTCTGACACGCAATCGACAAAGTTCACATTCGTGCATTGGTGTGTAGGCGCGTTACATTGAGAGCCTGTGAATGATGTTGGGTCTGTGGTTATATGGAGATAATCACCACTCAAGAACCATTCTGAGTTATCCAAAACCCTGACTGCCCTATCTATAACTCGGATGACGGCTTTGTTTTCGTCGGTCAGTTCAACTCTCCATTCAGTATCCGGCGTAACGACTTCCCAAGGAACTATTGTCCAGTCAAACTGATCGGCCCCAGAGTAAGAAGTAAATCCGTGCGAACCTTTTATCCCAACTCCATTTGCGACGGAATGGCCGTTGTGGAACCACACATCTTTCCACATTCCGTTACACTGATATCCGTGGAAGCCACAGTTTTTCACTAAATCCACGTAAATATGAACATTGCCTTTAGGTGTGGCACCTGTCACCGCTTGTCCGTTTGTGACATTAACACCGACGTTCCCGGCATTGCTGATTGACGTTGCATAAACCGTTACATCTGATGACGCAATATTAATGGCATCATCATATCCAGTGGCATCAATGACGCCATATCTATACGTGCCAGGAGCGGTGATATTATATAAATTCGCCATTAGATCGACACCGTATCACCGTCATAGGTGAACTTGTTCTCACCCGCCAGGACGTTTGCAGTCCATCTCTGCTTTCCACTTATAGAGTCGTGAACACTGACCTTTATGTGAGTGGTCTTGTCCTCAACTACACCAAAACAGTCGGCCCATTCATTAGCAAGCCGTAAGGTGTTGGTACTTGCCGTTCCGAGTGATTCGTTTATATCTTGGCGGATAGTCCCCATGCAAAGTGCAGCATGGTCCCAGCTATCTGAACTATCAAAGTCAGGATCTGTACCAGCCGCTTTATT